TTGTTAGGGATAGAAGCATAGTTATCTACACTGATACGCGAAAGGTTAAGGTCTGTTTGAAGTGTGGCACTGCCTTGATTTGTACGAATAACTTGTTCAATCAAATCAATAGTATCCGCAGGGATGTTATATGTGGCTGTACCTTGGACAAGGTTTATAAAACCTTCCTCGATAGTCCACATATTGACACCACGGTTAGCCCACTCAATCGTCAACAAGTTCATAGACCGTCTAGCTGTTTTTAAATCATACCCGGAATGCAACTCACGGCCAGCACGTTCAAACGCTTCTTCCGCGATTTCCGTGAACTCCATGTTAAATGAGGCAGTGCCAGACGTAGCCATGTTTTAGCGTCCTCTTCTTTTTACCGGGCCTTTCTTTTTAGCGCCTACTTTGCCGCCGCCGCGCATTTTATTTGTCATAGCCATACCACCAACACGCATTTTAGTAGTACGTTTCTTTGCTGGGCCTTTCTTTTTAGCACCTTTCATCTTCTAATCTCCTGTAAAATTTATTACGTAGTTTATACATTGGTTCTACATCGTACTCTTGGAAATACTTATCGTAATACCCAATAAGCCTTAATTTCTCAGCGGCTTGTTCTAATTTTGAAAGCCGTTGTACAAACACCAGTGCGTATTCAGTATCTGTTTCTGGTTCAAAGTCTTCACTATCTAACAATTCTTGTTCGTCATCGTCAGGGTGAAATCCCATAACCCATAAGTCTTTGTCTTTATATAAGTTCTCAGAAATACGCTTATTAATTATGTCGTTATATTTATGGAATCTGTCTTCTCTCTTTATAAATGAAGTATCAACTATAATGACTAAATCTTTGTTGTCGTCCCAATTCTCCAACGTATCTGAAAGTAACCCATAAGACTTGTCTTCCTTAAAAACTATATTAACTTTACCTTCTTTCCATGCTGTTTTTGCATAGGGACACGCTGGTATGTCGTTAAACTCTGGGTTACGTGGTTCTAATACGTGCTTAGACCACCCTTTAATCTCTCTAACTATTCCTGTTTTCTCTTCTTGGCTAATCATTTCTTCTTAGCCGCTTTCTTCCTACGCAAAGACTTTACTCTTCTTGGCTTACCCGCTGGTTGTCCCAGGCGTTTCTTCTGAGCCACACGGGACTTTTTCTCTGCGGCTGTCATTTCCTTTGACGTTTTAGGTGTTTTACTTGAAACTCGCTTAGTCGGCCTACAATACGGCGTTCCTCGCTTATCCCCTTTCTTACGTCCACAGGCTTTACCTGTCTTTACGTCTTTCCAATCTTCTTTGAACCAACGCTTTAACGCGGCTCCTTTTTCTGTTTTACGAACGGCCACTAGCTTTCTTCTTCCTGCACTTGGCTATAGCCCCTGACGCATAAGCGGAAGGAAAAACTTTGTACTGTTTCTTAACCTTCCGATAACAAGCATCTTTAACAGAACCACCTTTTTTAAGGGCGGTTACTTTTCTAGTATTACGAGGCATTTTAGAAGCGTCCATCATCCCCATACCTCTACACTTCATCATACCAACTACCTCACTTAGCTTTTTTCTTTGTTACCTTTTTAGCCGCAGGTTTCGTAGGCTCTGCTTTAGGTTTTGCTTTAGGGGTAGCTGCATCACCTTGTTCAGGTCTGCCAAATAAGCCAACCATAGTATATCTCCTTACGTATCAATTAGTTAAACCATGCCACCGCGTGTAAATCCACGCTGCAAAATTGGGCCATCGCCGCGCCTGGTAGCCTTTTTGCCTACCTTACCGCCTTTTGCCATCATAGTAGAAGCGCCAGAATACGCGCCTTTACCCATAGACTTTTCCATACCCTTGCTTTCATTCCTACGAGAAGCCATGCTCTGGGACTTCTTACCGTTCCTAGCTCCCATAGACTCGTCTAGTCGGTCGTTGTATCCCTGCTTTTTAACTTTACCACCAGCAGCCATACCGCCTAACTTGTTCTTTTCAAAGTCTTTTTCTCTGTTTATACGTCTTCGTTCAGCATCAGTATTCTTACCTGTTCTGTTACGAATCCTGTAGTCTTCATCATCTAAGTTACGAATAACTTTTTTATCATGTGCTCTACTAGCCATACCACCCTCCTGAAAAGTTTTACCTTTGTCTGCTTTAGCAAACTCTTTACCCACACTTTGTGGGACTCCTGCTTTCTTAGCAAACTTAGGACTGTTAGCTACTGCTGCCATAAACTTTGCTTGTTTCTTCGTTTTACTGGGCATTAACACTTCCACCGTTTTCTGGCTTGACGCAGCCTGGAATTAGGGTCTTTAGCTGCTTTTGGAAATTTCTTCATCTGACCAGCAGAACGGGCGCAGAACGACTTACGCCGCTTTGCATCTTTACTGCCTTTTTTTACTGTACCGGTAACGGCTGTCTTAAGTTTAGAGCCGGGGTTGTCCTTGCGGTATTTAGCCACACCCTTCTTGGTCATACCTGCACCAGATTTAGTCGGGCGCTTCTGACCACCTTTAATGGTGTGGCCTTGCATAGTCCCCTTTTTCTTAGACGCTGGCATACAACTTAGTTACCGTAACAATAAAAGAGTACGTATCTCCTCCTGTTGGGCTTACTGTAGTCGCTACAATATCACCTGTGTTACCTGCTGTTCCAAAAATTCCGGGGTTAGGAATACCAAAGTCAGTAAAGTCATACTGCTCTGTCCAATCCGCTGGAAGCGTAAAGATAGGAACATCAGTGGTAGCATCAAATGCTAAGGTAACCGCCACGCCTGTACTTGCATAAGTAACCGCTTGTACAGTAGCCGCTGTACAAGCTTGCCCAGTAACAGGATCGGCAGAAAGAGCAGACACATCAACTATTACAGAAGTAGCAACGTCAGTATTACCTACCGCTACATTGCCTCTAATAATAGCTGTGCGACCGCCATCCTGTATGATTTGCGTCGTTAGTGTATCAGCCATAAGTTACTCCCTATAGTTTGTATTAAGCACTAAATGGAGTAGCACCAGCACCGCCGCCAGCGCCAAAACATACCGCTTCTACGTACCACGTATTCGCAGCAACAATAGTACACTTGATAATGCTGTCTATGTCACCGCCAGTAGTACCGCCATTCCAAGTGAAGGTAGTATCATTTGGTGTAGCTAGAAACGTCTTAGTAAGTCCTGCTGAATCTACAGACATTGCGTATCCAGTAAACACATCAGCTCCAGAAGGCTTAATGACTAGGTTGTTAGCAAGGTCAAACGCGCTAATAACAATAATCTGAGCACCTAGTTGGTTCTGTTGGTCAGGGGCAGTTGGGTCAGTGGCGGGAGTAGTGCTTGAAGGCACAGTATCCAGTATAGCGGGAAGTGTTAGCTGTCCTGCACCACCTGCATTGTTTGAACCGTAGACATTAATAACCCCTGCATTGCCCGGAGTTATAGCCCCAGTGGGGTTACCCGCCGCATTTACTGTAGGAGTGGGGAAAATAGAAAGAGCTAACGTGGCGTTGTCAGCAGTGATTGTTTGTGCCGCTCCCGGCCCAGCGGAAACAAAACCGTTGAGTGACCGGACAGGCCCAGAAAAAGTAGTTCTAGCCATTATAAATTCCTCTCATGCGAGTTGGGGTATATCTGTCTGCATGAAGTCAGTCGGGCACTGTCAGATATACGGGTTAGTCCCGATTGAAGAAAGTGTACCCCAATAAAAAACCCCGCACAAGGCGGGGTCAAAATCATTCATACATCTTATTATGATTTTAAGGAGGAGCTATGTAGCACCGGGCGAACCGAACACGCCAAGTGGGTCAGATACGCCGAAGCTGTATCGCTCACGAGCCTTGTAACGGCTGTTGCCTGTATCGAAATCAGCATCCATAGATGTAGACATCGGTGTACGGATAAAGTGCTTAAGTCCATTTGGAACGTCGGTCATCAAGAACCATGCGTTGCCATCAGTCAGATAGTTATTAACTGTATAACCCTCTGGGACTGAGCCATTGTTACGCATTGCGTTGATGTCGTTATCAGCAGTGCCGACTCTTAGCTCGGAATCCATCAAGCGTGTAGCAACGAATTGCAACGCAGGTGGGATAACAAGTTTACGAGGTCGAGCTGCAATCAACAAACCACGCTCATCAGTCCAAGCTGCTATTGAAATAATCGCTGCTTCCAAGGAAGTCTCGTTTAAATCAACGCCAGTAGCTGGAGTGTTTGCGTTTACGCCGCCAGAAACTAATGGATGTGCAGTCGAGAATAGAACCTGACCGTCTCCATAAGTAGGCCCACCAGCAAAACCACTGTTGAGTATGGTCGCACCTTTAACTTGCTTGGTGTAAGCCATTGCTCTAGCTAGTGCTTTCGTATAACGCGCTGAAAGCGAATCGTATAGGTTATCCTCAATAGCTTCTTCAGTTATTGAAAATCCCATAGCAATCGTTTCATTTACGTAACGAGCTGTGTAGGTTTCTTGGGCATTGTCATACTGAATAGCTGAACCTTCATTCTTAACAGGTGCAGCGCCAAAGCCTGACAATTTTACTTCTTCTTCAAAGGAACGGTCAGAAGTCTCTGTCTCAAAGATTTCTTTAGTTTCCTCACCGTATCGTGCGTACTCAAGGCCAAACAGGGCATTTAGACCCGGTAATAGTTCCTTGAGGAGTTGCGCTCTTGAAATAGCCATCTGTCAATCTCCTTAAGCTGTACCGGTGCTGTTGGTGTATGAGTGCGATCCGGGGTTAAATTTAACCACCACATCAGTGAACGCATCACCTACTTCACTGCCTGGAGCATCGATAAAATCAATAACTCTGAAAGCAATGCCTGTAGTGGCTGCGGTAGTTGCGTCTAGTGCTACATTAGAATTACCTGTAGCTGTACTTCCAGTGGCAGTAGATTGAACTGCCGCTAACGGTGCATTCATACCCAGTGTAGCTTGGGCCATTGCTCCATCAGCTTGTACTTGGAAGGCAACATCTGGGTCATCAACGATGAATGCTAACGCATCAGCAGCTACAGTACCTGTAGGCCACATTTGACGGTTAACAAAACCTAGTGTTGCATCTGTATATGAACAGCCCATGAACACGCCAATTGTACCGACGGGGAATGGATCTGCATTTGAACCTACATCCGTACACAGTTCAATAGTACCAGCAGCATTAATTATGACAATTGAGCCATAAAAAATATTAGTACCATAACCGGACGCAATAGGAAGTTTGCGAGTGGCCCCTGCATAAGGGAGTCCGCTCACCTCGTTTATAGGCCGTAGCCCATAAGGGGTAGCTGTAGTAGCCATCTGTATCTCCTAATTATCCTTTACCAAAAGTAACCTTAGAAGTCCGTTCATTAAACATAGGCATTCTAGGGTCAGACTCTCGCATTAAATTATTGTCTACAGAACGTATTTGCGCTTCATTCGTTTCTTTATAGTAAGCACTACGTTCCTCAACAAGTTCTTTTGGAGCTTTGCAAAGCATTAAACCGCCCATAACAACATTGTCTTTAAAGCGATCATTCTCAATACTCACCAAATGAATCTCAGGGTGGTCTGAGGCTTTACACGGCTCCCAACCTTCTCGTAACTTAGAAGAAACGTTGGTTGGATCAGCTTGACCGTTTGTAGCAACACGAACCCAATGAAAAGTGTAACCGTCTTGCGGGATAGGATCAGGTAAAAGCTCTGGCCTTTTCCACGCAGGTTTACGGGCTTTCTTTTCTTTAGTATCTAGTTCTCTGTCTAATCTGTTCTCAGCCATTCGTATTTCCTCTTAAATCTGCAACCTGTTGGGCGTAGTCTTCCAGCGGTACTCCAAGACGTTTCGCTAAAGCAACTTGTGTCTGCGATAATGTAACCTTGTTAGGTTTCGTGCTCCGCGTAGCGGGTGCAACCACATTGCTCGATTTTCTCTTGGGTGTTTCCGGTTCGTCTTCAATTCCCTCATCAAACTCATCAGGGAAAACTTCTCGCATCCGAGAATTA